ATAACTTAATTGTTATACCAACAGCTAATACTATTGATTTTGATGATACTATTTTTGGAAGTAAAAAAGTTTTGAATGATTCAGAAAAATCTGATGCATCACAACTATATGCAAAAGTTTTAATGAATCTATCTTCTGAAAAAGTTAATGGTAAATTACAATTAAATCCATTGCGTTTAAAACAAAATCAAAATACATTACAAAATTTAAAATATGGTGAAACTAATGAATTATTAAATGATGTTAACTTTCAATTTGGTGCAGCCTTACTTAAAGACAAATTAATAACTAAAGAACAATTTTTAGAAAATAATATTAATAATATATTTTATAATTTTAAAAATGATAAAGGTGAAACTCCATATAAAGATTTTGTTGATGGTGTAATTGTTTCACCACCAAATAATAAAGGTGGTGATAGTGGAAACACAGGTACAAAAACTATAACTATCATAGAAAATGGAGTTGAGAAAAAAATTGAAGATAATAATGAAACAAGAAGTATGATAGAAAAGGATATTAAAGAAGGTAAAGATGTTAAATATAAAGTTGATGAAAAGAAAATTCCTATTAAAACACCTGTAGAAGATATTGATGTTTTAAGTGAGGAAAATATTTCATTTAAACCAACAAATACAAAACCAATTGCCAACATGAGTTTTGAGGAAAGACGAGCTTTTGAAAAAGAAAGAAGAGATAACCTTAGAAAAGAAAGAGACGAAAGAAATAAAGCTTTTAATCAAAAAGTTAAAAATCAAAATAATAAATCTTTAACATCAGTTAAAGCTGATATATCTGATGTAGATGCAGATGCATAATTATGGCAGAACAAATACAGAATACAGATTATTCAAAATACGACAAGTTTCTTGTTACTGAAGAAAAACAATCTAATGATATTGTTATTCCTAATTCTACAGAAAAAGAATCAAATGTAAGTAAATACGACAAGTTTCTTGTTGTTGATGATAAACAAGATATTTCTACAGAACCTCCTAAAACAATAGAAACAGTTAGTTCACTAGAAGAAGAACCTTCTTGGTTTAGAAAATTTACTTATGGTTTTGATAAGCAAGACCAATTTTTTGGTAATGTTTTTAGATTAGGTAAAGCTAAACTTACTGATATTAAAGATGATGATAGAGATTTAAAACAAGTTTTACAAGCCAATGCTGGTATAGAAAATCAAAAACTTTTAAATAAATTTGAAAAATTTAGAGGTGGTAAATATGATAGTGATATATATACTCAAGCAGGGGAAATGGCATCTATGTTACTTGACCCTTTTTATTTACTTGCATATCTAACGCCTTGGGGAAGAGCTGCTACCATGTCTTATAAAGGACTAGCAACTATTGGTGGTGTTACTGTTGGTCTTGATAAAATGTTATCAGACTATGTAAAAACAGGAGAAATTAAACCAGGTGAAGCTGCGATTGCTGCAGGAAGTGCTGCTGTTTTAGGTCCTGCTGCTATGAAAACTTTTAAAACAATAAGTAAGTATTTACCAGGAGCTGATAAGAAAAAATTAGCTCAAGTTATTGAAGCTGCTGATGGAGCAAAAGCTAAAAAATTAGGATTAAATAAAAAAGAATTTAATGAAATTCAAAAAATAGTTGGAGATAAAGAATTTATAACATTAAATAATTTAATTAAAAAAACTGGAGATAACTACTCTAAACCTTTTCAAGATATTATTCCAGGTTATCAAAAGAAAAGTTTACGAATACAAAATAATATAAAAAAATTTAAAAAAGTTAATAAAGAAAAATTTACCAAAACTACAGCGACTAAAATAGAAAAGTTAATTAATGAAAAAGCAGAACTAAAAAAAGCTTTTAAGTTAGAAAAAAAAGCTTTAGTAAAAAAACAATCTAATTTATTACAAAAAGAAACAGAATTAATAAATAAAAGAGATGTAAAGGTTTTAGAAAAATTAAAACAAAATGAAAGTTTTACAGATTCAACTGTTAGATATGTTTTAAATTCAACAACAAGACCTTTGTTTGGTGCTGGTATAGGCTATGCCTTTGGTACTCTTTGGGGTGCTGAAGATGATGATATTAATAAATGGGTTATAGGTGGTGCTGCATTAGGAGGATTACAAAAAGGTATTCAAGCTAGTAAAGTATTACAAGTTGGAGATAAATCCTTAGCTACAAATATTATTAAAAATGAAGCTGTTAAATTAACTTTACAAAAAATAAGAGAATTAACATCTACAACTACAGCAACTAAATTATCAGCATTTGGTGGAAAGACAGAACAATTAAGTAAAATTTTATTACAAAATATTGATTCTCCTTACGCTAAAAATTCTGTATCAAAAGTAGCAGATGGTATTCAACGAGATTGGACAATGAGAGCAGTTGCTATTACAAAAAATTATACTCCTGCACAACAAACTAATGTTATTAATTCATTAAGAGGTGGTAAAAATAAATTAACATCTCAAGAAAAAATATTAAAAAATAATATTAGTAAATATTTAAATGATTTTAAAAAACTTTATAATGAAGCAGGTATATTTTCTAAAGAAAACATTAAAGATTATTTTCCAAGAGTATATAATTTTGATAAGATAAATAAAAATCCAAAAGAATTTGAAAAAGTTTTAACTGAAATATTTAAAAACAAAGGTAGTAGAAATCCTAAAAATGCTGCGAGAACCTTTAGAGAAAAATTAAATCAAATATCATCAGGTAATGTTGTTAAAACAAATGTAGATGATTTTATTAATGATAAGAAAATTAGTGATAATTTTATTATTACACCATTAAGTAATCATATAAATCAACAAAGAATTTTAACAGGTAATTATGCAAAAGTTGAAAAGCTATTAAGTGATAGTGGTTTTTTAGTAAATGATGCTTCTCAAATTTTATCATCATTAGTTAATAGGTCTGCTAACTCTATAGCTTTTTCTCAAAGATTTGGTGCAAATGGACAATTTTTAAAACCTTTTTATCAATCAATAAAAGATAAATATAAAAATACAGGTAATGATAAATGGAGATTGTTAGCTCAAAAAGAAATAAAATTAGTTAATGATACAGTAGATGCTTACTTTGATAGATTTGGAAAAGTTAGAGAGAATCAATTAAAAGCTTTATCAGGAACATTATCAACAATATCTAATTTAAATATGTTGGATAGAGTAACAATAGCTTCTTTAGGAGATTTAATTCAACCTTTTACTAATTCTACAAACTGGACAACATGGTTTAGGGCTTTAAAAGATACTGGTCTTACTGCAAGAAGTGAAAAAGGTATTGCAAAAAATATGGGGATAGCACAATCTAATGAAATTAGAGCATCTTTACAAAAACCTTTAGCAATAAAAGGTGATGAGATGACAGCAAATGCTAGTTGGCTTGGTAATGATAAATTAAGTTTAAGGGCAGCTAACAATTTCTTTTTTAGAATTTCAGGATTAGAATGGTTAACAGGTTTTGCTAGAAGATTTGCATATAATGCAGGTGCTAATGATGCTTATATAACTTCAAGAAAACTTGCTAAATATGTTAGTGCAGGAAATAAATTAACTTCTTCAAAAGGTTCTAAATTAATTAGAGATTTAGATAGATTTGGAATTACAGCAAAAGATGCATTAAAAATTGGAAGTGATTCATTTGAAGATGCTATTAAAACATCTCTTGGTAAAAAGAATTTAAATGATGCTGGAATTTTAGCTTCAAATAGAGATGCAATTATTCCTCAAGTATCGAATAGATTATTATTTACTCAAAGTAATACTCCTTGGGTTAGATTAATGGGTCAATTTATGTCGTGGGCTATGGCTAAATCTGCTCAAACAAATAAAATATTACAAAGAGTAGAAAATGGAGATGCAAGAACTATGGTAAAAATTCTAGCATCTATTCCTGTGTATGGTGGTATTCAAGAATTAAGAGAACTTGCTAAATATGGGGAAGTGCAAACTGATATAGATGCTGATACTAACGAATGGTGGTCAGAAGCTTTTAGATTATCAGGTATGTCAGGTGTGTTACCTGAATTTCTTGCAAGTAATATTGTTGGACCAGGTTCAAGACAACCTTTCTTTTTAGCATTTCCTGCTGGTAGTATTGCATATGAAACTGATAAAATATTAAAAGATTATTTAAAAGGAAATACAGATAAAGCAACTGAAAGATTTTTTCAAAGAATAGCTCCTTTACCAAACTGGAGAAATTTTGTATTAGAAAGAGCAAAAGATTTAGGAATAGATTTTGATGATGGAGGTAGAAAATTACCTGAAACAAAATTAGAACGAAGACAATTTAATGCAGGGGATATAGCATTAGCAAAAGATAATAAAACAATTGAGGAGAATAAGGAAATGAATATAAAAGATGCTGCAAAAGCAGGAGTTATTGCTGCAACAATAAGTACATCAGGAGTAAATGCTGATATGTTAAAAGCACAAGATAACTTTATCTTACCTAAAGAGAAACCAAAAGTAGAAGTAGTACAAAAAGAAAAGACTAAAGATTATAGTAAGTTACCAGCACTAGCAGAAGATAAAAAGAAATTCTTAATGAATAGTGCATCAGTAATTTATCAGAACAATAAAGGTAGAGATGTACCTGATGATATATTATTAGCAATAGCTTTAGAAGAAACTGGTTATGGTACAAGTAGATTCTATAGAGAAGGTAATAATTATTTTAATATGGTTGCTGAAAAGGGTGATGATAGAATTAAAGCAAAAGGTGACAACACACAAGTTGCAAAATTTAAACAGCCTTCAGAAAGCTTAGATAAATTTTATAGCTGGGTAGATAATAAACCACACTATAAAAATGTAAGAGCAACAATAGAAAAATATAAAGCAGGGGAAGCTACTAAGTCAGATATTATTGATGCGATAGCTAAGACAGGTTGGGCAGAAAATCCTAATTGGTCTAAGAATGTTAAAGCAATATTAAAGGCTAGAGTAAATGGTAAGCACTCAGAAGAATTAAACAACTTAAAGACTTCATTATTTGAGGAGAAAGAATAATATGTTACCTTATAAATTATTATTTAATATAGGTTCTAAAGCTGTCGGTACTTTTATGCAAAGAAGAAAAGAGAAAAGTGAAAGAAAGCACAATATTGCTTTACAAGAAATGGCGACAGGAAATGAAAGAGCAAAACGAAATGGTTCTTTATTCTTAGATTTAATTCTAGGTTCATTTATACTTGCACCATTAGGAATACTTGGCTACGCTACATTTTGGGGAGACCAAGATATGTTAGCTAAAGTAGAATTTTATTTTGAACAACTTAAAAATATACCTGAGACTTATCTTTGGTTAATCTTTATAGTTGTCGGTGGTAATTATGGAATATCAGTTACTAATTTATTAACAGGAAAGAAGTTTAAATAACAATGGACTCTGACTATGCTCAAATTTTTAAAAAAACTTTGGAACAAATATGTCGAATGGTTGTTCAAAGGATTTTATGAAGATAAGTGATAAAACAGAAGTAGCTATGCCAGTTAAAAATATGATTGGTATTGTTGTTGCTGTAGCTATGGGCGTGTTTGCATACACAGAAGTGACAGCTAGGCTGACCTCTTTAGAGACATCAAGAGAATTATTTCAAGCAGACTTACTTAAAAAAAGTGAACAGAAACCTACTGACCAAGAACAGTTTATGTTATTAGAAGCTGTCTTTGAAGATGTAGAAAAATTAATTAAAAACCAAGAACAGAATATGACTAACAAAGTTAATATAGAATTTTTAAAACAACAGTTAGAAAAAACACTAGCTGATGTAGAGAAACTTAAAGACAAAGTTAGGAAGAATGGTAATGGACACTAAGAAAGATAGAAAATATGATGGAAGGTCAAGACCTACGAATGAAGCCTACAAGAATGGGTGGAATGAAATATTTCTAAACAAAGTTTTAAAAGAAGAAGTTAATATTGGAGATACTGGAACACAAAAATATAGAATAAAGAACGGACCAAACAAAGGAAAAGTATTATGATTGAATCTATTGTTGCATTATTAATGTTTATTGGACCTGATATTAAGGAACATAGAATACAAGAGTCTATGTCTGTATGTCTTAAACATAAGCGTGAAGCTACAAGACAAGTTAAAGATAATATAGATTATAAATGTATTAAATCTAAAGCAGAACTTGAAACAAATATTGATGGGTCTAAATCTATTAAATCTTTAATATTGGAATAATGGGAAAATTTGAATTGGTACTATTAATGTGTTCGATAGTCGCACAAGATTGTGCTGAACCTAAACATCAACCACATTTATATCAAAGTCATTTTGATTGTGCTGCTGCAGGTTATATTCGGTCATTAAAAGAATTACATACCCTTGAAGAAACTAATGTTAATAATTTAAAAATTGTTGTATCGTTTACTTGTACTGAAATAACAGAATCCTAGGCTAAATATCTTGCAATCTTTTCTAAAAGAATATGCATATCTTCAAATTTAACTTTAGCTTCTCTCAACATAGCACTCACAATTCCTGAATTTTGTTTCTTAAAATGTAAATGAACTTTATCTTTTGGGTATAAAGAATGTTCTGTAATAAATTGTCCTTGATTATTTATAATCAATTTAAATACAGCTAAATCTGCTTCCCTTTTCTTAACTCTTTTGCTAGTCTTTTTTATTTTTCGAGGTATCTGCATTTTGCTTTCTCAACAAATCCATTAAAAAATCATCATCACCCTTTTCAGATTGTAATTTAGTCATTGGTTTTTCATTGTTCGTATAAACTTCTAATGTTTGAATACGAGTGGGATTAGTCATAAATATAGGAAACTTAGGATTACTTTTTACTTTTACCATAAAGAATCCATCTTCAGCAACACCAAAAGTTTCTATATTTTTTATATCTAAATCATTTGAGCCTACTAAACAAACTCTTAAATTGTAAATGGGTGGGGTTGAATTAATTTGTTTGCCACCCATATCATAAATTTTATTTACCATTATTATCCATCACTATCATCAATTAAACTATCAATACTTTCAGTATGTATCTCATTTAATTTTTCATTGTTTCTTTGTATCTTCTTTTTTAAATGGTCTTTCAAATCATCTATCTTTACATATAACATTTTATCTATTGTAGGATTTATTCCATACATAGGTAAATCATTTAATGAAGATATAATTCTTCTAAAACCTCTTGCTCTTTTTTCTAATTGTGTTATTTGTGATTCATTAATCATAGTCTCTCTCCAATATCATTTCAAGATAATGAATAGCCTTTTCAATATCTTTTCTTTTTCCTTTTGCAGGATGCCTACAAATATATTTAATTGCATTACCTTCTGCAAATTGTAATTTATTTTCATTAATAAATTCTGCAGGTTGTATTGCAAAAGACTTATAATGGCTACCATCAACTTGTTTATCAAGTGAATCATAAGCTACAGTTTTAAACATATTTTTATTTGTCATTTTTAATAGGTCCTTCTTCAATCATCTTATGTCTTCTTAAATCTTTTTCTGTTGGTTGAAGTGTATCATTCAATTGGTCATATGTCAACAACGGATTTTTCTTTAACTTCTGTACTATCCATTTATAAGACCAAGGT